CAGAGCGGCCACGGCCTTGGGCAGCTTGGGGCGGTCTACAGCAACTATATAGGCCACAAAGGACACCGGAATATCCAGTTCAGAAGTTCCCACCTCCGAAGCCTTGCCCGTTCCCCCTACAGCCACATAAACCGCCGGTGCCCTTCCGGAAATCCGTCCCAACTCTTTTTTGTCGAAACGCCCGCCGTGGGGCTCACAGGTCTTCAGCTCAGGCAGCCAGATCCGGATCTGTTCGCACATAACATCCAAAAGATCATTAAACATCGGTCGCCTCCGCTATCTGATCGTCCAGCCATTTATCTACAATCCCCATGACATCCTCCTCGTTTTCATCGGACAAGCCCAGATAAGGCCGGGCCGGTATGGGAATATCCACCTCTTCACCGCCGAACTGATGGATAGCACCGTAAATCAGATTGGTGCCAACAATTACGCTTTCTGAGTTTGCATTCCAGGTAATGGTCGTGAGCAAATAATCAGGTCCTCCCCCTATAAGTAAACTTTGATTACCGTGCCTGGTGGCTGCATACTTAGGGGACCAATCTTCCCAGTCATTACCTTCCGGATCTGTTTTCTCAGATTCTATCCTACGCACTGTTTGGTCCTTTATTTCAGACCCTATATTGTCCATAAGATTGTCTATGGGCATATCCGCCAACCGGTCCAGCCGTTCGGCCAACCGTTCCCCCCCCTGATCTATGACAATGCCGACATCAGCCATTAGAGAATGCCTCCCATGGTCTTGCGGCTGAAAAGCCGTCCCGGGCCTTCGATTACCACCCCTCCGGAGGGTGTCTCCTCTGTCTCTTCAATACCCAGCGCCATGGCCCCGGCAGCGATCCGTTCAAGGGTCTTTACAGCATCCTCATACCGCTGCCTTCGCTCCTCAGAATTGCCCACCGCATCCCGGGTCATCCTGTACAGGGCAATATCCACGGACAGGCGTACCAGCAGTGGTGGGGTCTGAGTCAGGGGCATGTTGTGCTTAACGCAAAGATACAGATCGATCTCTGCTGCCGCATCAGAAAGGGCATTATTCACAGAATTTTCGTCAATGATTTCCTGATCCGGATCATCCGGATCAGGGATCATCGGGTAGATGATATCGTCGTACCGGTCGTCAATATCCTGTTTAACAGCATAGGCCATTTGGGGTTTACTCCTTGTTCTCAGCCGACACCGTTGCCCAGGCAAGGTCCCGCTCAGCCGCGTCAACATCCCGGCCCAGAATCTTCTCCATGGCCTTGATGTCAGGGGCTCCTGATTTAATCGTGTCCCCGGCAGCCACAACTTTGCGGGCAGCTTCCAGAACATCCGGGGGCACATCAGACTCCTGCCCCCCGGCCGGATCAGCGGCCATGGGTTCAGCCGTGTCAGGAACAGGATCGTCATTCTCAACCTCCGGGGTTATGGTCACGGAAAGCCTGGGTTCGTCTTGAAACCGCTCAAGCTCCTCCTCGGTAAACCGGCCGTCCGGATAGGTGACCGGGGCTTTGCTGTGGCGGATGCCACAGCGGTAAAAACCGTCTTTGTTAGATTTAATGACTATGGCCATTGCTCTCTCCTTAGATCCAGTCCGGCACCAGGATGTCCAGCTCTCCATGAAGGGTGTTGGTTTCGCCGCCGTTGACGATCTCCTTCATTACCTCTTTGGCCTGCTTTTTTTGACCAGAACGGACAACAAGAATATTGGGACGAACGCCGAGTTTCCTTCCCCCGTCGGCTTTAAAATCCCCCATGGCCTCCATTGCGCTCCAGATGTTGTCTGCCGTAAGATCCTGCTTTGAGCAATAGGCCAACTGCCAGAAACTGAACCCGACATTGGCCCGGCAATCCACACCGTAGTAGAATTGCTTACTCATGAAGACATTGCTGTCCGTGGATTTATCCATGCGGTCAAACTTCATGGGTTTACGCTCCTGGTAGATAATCGGCTTGAGCGCACGGGTGGTATCCAGGACGTACCAGGCCGGCCCGGCCCCGTCAGCGAAGTTGGAAACGGTTTCAGCAACACCGGTGCCATCCACTTTAGGATAAACCGGATGGTCCGTATCAAAGTAGTACTGGCCATCGAAGCATTCAGTTGTCGTGCCCGCCTCCAGCAGAGGGAACACCAGCTCATCCGGAAACACTTTTGAAGCCCGGCCCATCTCCTGAAACAAAGGCGCGTATACGCCGATCTCATCATCTTCGATATCGTCCCGGTCCACCCCGATGGAGGATTCAAACGGCTTATTCACGATGCTGTAGCCGTGGGCCTTCATCTGGTTGATCACGCGGTCGCCGATCCATTCGCGGAACTTGGGCCACTGGCCCAGCCAACCGTAAGTTGTAGATTTACCGGAGCTGGGAACCTTTGTGGCAACCTGGAGATATTGAGATTCGGCCATGGACTGGCCTTCCTGGAACTTTTTGCTGTACCCCACCATCAGCGCCTGGAGCACAGCCGGGGTGATGATCGTTGTCATCAGTCAACCTCCTTTTTCGTTTTAAGATACTCGTCTTCAGGAATGCCTAACGATCTGCACACCGCCTTGTCCTCTTCAGTCAGGGATCCCTTTTTCCGATTCAGATCCTTGTCCTTCAGGTCAGCATCCTGGCCCATGGGCGGAGCGGTTTTAACATACTCCTTGAACCGGTCCAGACCACCTTCGGTCCGGCACTGAGCCTTGTGGTACGCCTTGCTGCCCGGTGTAATAACCCTGTCCTCCAGGGCCTGGTTGATGGCCGTGTCAATCTCAGCCTCCAAGGCCTGTTTTTCAGTGTCGGCAATCTTCTGCTCAGCATTGCTGGCCCGGGTCAAAGCGGCATCGTAGTCGGTCCGGGGGACGAACTTGGTAAGATCCGGGGTGTCCGCCCGGTTCAGGGCCGTGTCCAGGTCCCCCTTCAGATCATTGACTTTGGCAAGGGCCTGTTCTTCTGTGGTGCCTTCCGCAAGGCCCAGGGCCTGGCAGAGGGCTTTGAGTACATCCATGTTTCTCTCCTCTTTTTGGGTTTCTTCCCGGTTCAAAGCGGTCAGGTGCAGGTTGGGCTTGTTGGTCAGACCGGCAGAACTGATTCGGACGATCTTTCGCTCCAGCCGCGTAAAGACAAAGACAGGAGACAGGTAACGATATCGCTTGTTTTTTACGTCATCCGCCCCCTTGTCCGTCCATTCGATCCTGCCCCAGATCGCCCCGTCCCGGACTTCCATTGCTTTGATCCATCCGGCCGCAGGGGCAGGCTCCCCCTTGGGTGCCTTCTTTTCCGTGGCATGCTCCCAGTCGATAGGCAGATCTGCATCGTCAGCATCAAAAGCCGCCACCACCTCTTCAGGCGTGGGGTTTATCCACTTGCGGCCGTCCCGGCCGACAATGATCTCACCGCCAGGGATCAGCTCGATCCATTCAGGCAGACTGCCGTCCTCCGGCAACCGGATGTTCAAGGCGATTTTTAAACTTTGCTTTTCCATGCCTGGCAGAATAGCGGTCCGGGGAAAAGAGTGGGTTTTAAACGTTTAAAAATAACATGCGCGGTGTGTTTCCAGCCTTGTCCGGGCCCGGGTTTTGATGTATGATCCAAATCATAATAGGGCAGCTTTTGAAGACTGGAAAAACGCCGGGCCAGTGGCTTGTCATAGACATTCCATGCGGGGGTGCCGTGCTTAGACACGGGAAGGCGTCCCGCCAAAAGCTGCTTATTTAATTTTCCCCTCCAGCAAAACCATATTCGGATCACGCAGATTATCCCGGGTGATAACCCCGGCGCTACGCACTGCGTTTGTAACATCCTTACCCTTTGCAAGATTGATCCGCACGGCAATCCGGCCGTATTTGCCCGGCTGGGGCACCTCAACCACATACAGCAGTGCGGGCCGCCGCCCCTGGCCGTCCCAGACCACGGCAACGGGATCCCGGAGCAGTTCAACAATTTCAGGAATCATTTCCGCAGGCAGGGCTTTATCACCTTTGCGGGCTTCAGCCAGCAAGTGAGTGACCGATCTTTGCTCCAGGGTGATGGCAGCGGTCTCGGGTTCTACCCCCAGAGCCTTGAGCTTATCAACGGTATTGCGGTTCATGGTGGCCACGGTGCGGC